TGTAAAAGCAGGTGAACTTAGAAAATGGAGAGCAGTTTCAGCAGCAGAAACAGTTCAAGCTGGAGCTCAACTTTTAGTAAATACAAATAGTGGAGCAGTTACAGTAACATTACCAGCTTCTCCAAGTGCAGGTGATGAAGTTTCATTTATAGATCAAGGATATGATTTTAATACTAACGCATTGACTGTTGGTAGAAATAGTTCAAATATAGCTAATGCAGCTGCGGATTTAGTTGTTAATACACAAGGTGCTGGCTTTAGTTTAGTTTATTCGGGAGACGCTACTACTGGCTGGACATATAGGGAGAAATAATAAATGTCTAATTACGAGGCCACAAAATACGATTTTGATGGAGCTAGCCTTTCAGGTGTTCAAGGAATTGCAACGGCAACTATTATGCCATGGTCTTCTTCGTCAGTACCGTCTGGATTTTTAGAATGTAATGGTGCAAATGTTTCAAGATCAACTTATTCTGATTTATTTGCAGTAATAGGTACAACTTACGGCGCAGGTGATGGTTCAAGCACTTTTGGTCTACCAAATTTACAAGATAATATACCTGTTGGAAAATCTGGTACTAAATCTTTAGCGTCAACTGGTGGAGCAAACACTGTAGCCTCAACTGGAAACGTAGCAGGCTCTACAGCCAATGCAACTTTATCAACAGCGCAACTTGCTTCTCATAGTCATGGAGTTACAGGTGCGCGTTTTACTGGAAATAATAACGTTAAAGGAGCTCAAACACAGCAAATTAATGTTAACACACAAAGTACAGGATCTGGACAAGGTCATTCACATAATATGTCTGCGACCTTTACAGGAGATGCAACATCTGTTATACAACCTTATTTAACAATAATTTATATTATAAAAACTTAAAGGAGAAAAAATGGCAACTAACGCAAATTGGACAGTAGTATTTGATGATAAAATAATTATTAAAAATTACTCAGAAGGTGCTAATGAAGGTGTAGGGCACAAAATCAACAATGATTCTTTTTGGAACGATTCTAAATGGTCAAATATTTGGGCAATTCAATATGTTTCAGGTAATGAAGATTATAGTGATAGTGTAGAATATAGAGATAATACAGCTCATACTTCATGGACGGCAGCTAACTTAGGAGATTTTAAAACTCAATTTATTGATAAATGGGACGCAGCTCATTTATCTGAATTACAATCTAATTGGGATGAAGATAATGCTGAGAGTGAAACTGAATCTGAAAAAATTACTAGATTAGGTGCAAGACCTACGTCTTATTCCTCATAGGAGAATAAATGGCAAATTATGAAGCTACAAGATATGATTACGACGGTGGTAATATCACCGGACTTGTAGGAATTCCAACGGCAACTATTATACCGTGGTCTTCTTCTTCAGTGCCAACAGGTTACTTAGAATGTAATGGTGCGAATGTTTCAAGATCAACTTACGCAACTTTATTTGCAGAAATAGGAACTACTTACGGTGCGGGAGATGGATCAAGTACTTTTGGTTTACCAAATTTACAAGACAACGTAGCACTTGGAAAATCTGGTACTAAAGCTTTAGCATCAACTGGAGGTGCAAACGCAACTGCAAACTCTGGAAATGTTGGTGGATCAACAGCTAATGCAACTTTATCAACAGCGCAACTTGCTTCTCACTCTCATGGTGGATTTCAACTTGGTCTGGCAGATTCCATGTCTACTCAATATTGGCAAAGATTTAGTCAACAACAAAGATCTCCTTCTAGCAATAGCACTGGTTCTGGACAAGGTCACTCTCACAACATGAGTGCTACTTTTACAGGTGATTCAACGTCTGTTGTACAACCTTATTTAACAATAATTTATATTATAAAAACTTAGGGAGAAATGAACTGTGTCTAATTACGAAGCAACTAAATACGATTTCAACGCCGCAAATCTTACAGGCATTGAATTAATTCCTACTGCAACTATAGTGCCTTGGACTGCTGCTTCTATTCCAACAGGTTTCTTAGAGTGTAATGGTGCAAATGTTTCAAGATCAACTTACGCAACTTTATTTGCAGAAATAGGAACTACTTACGGTTCAGGCGATGGTTCAAGTACTTTTGGTTTACCAGATTTACAAGATAAATGTTGTATTTCAAAATCTGGTACTAAAGCTTTAGGATCAACTGGAGGCGCAAACACTGTAACCGCAACTGGAAATGTTGGTGGTTCTACAGCCAATGCAACATTATCTACGGCTCAACTTGCTTCTCACTCTCATGGATTAGGATCTGGAGGTGGTACACCTGGAGGTGGTAATAACGCTTTAGGATCTGCTCAATCAGGAATAGCTAATAGTAATTTATCAAGCACAGGATCTGGACAAGGTCACTCTCACAACATGAGTGCAAACTTTTCTGGTGATGCAACTTCAGTTTTACAACCTTATTTAACATTAATTTATATTATAAAAACGTAATTTAATGAAGCCACGCTACTATACTATAGCGTGTCCCTTTTTTAATCGGTGATATACCATGTGGATACATAAAATTACTTGGAAAAAATACGATAGATCCTTTATTTAATTTTAATCTTTTTATTTCTTTTTTCTGTTGATCTGTGAAAACTAAATCACCTCCTTCATAATCATTATTAAGGTTAATAATAACGCTAATTTGTCTTGGCCATTTCCACGAATCATCTGTATGAACATTGTATTTTCCTCCAGGTGGATACTTAAGTATATCTATTTGATTTATTTTTTTACTATCTACAAATGGAAATTTGACTTTGTAAAACATGTAAAGTCTTTCAATTTCTAATTTTATTAAATTAAAATAAAAAATATCAGTTTTATTATTAGATTTTAAAGTGTGTCCTTTAACGTTTCTTATATTAGTGTTTACACCCTCTTCGACTGTTAAATTTTTATTAGCTCTATTATCTATGAAAGGAATTATTTTTTTTATTAATTCAGGTTTTATGACTTTTTTTATTTCAACAATATATTCAGTATGATCCATTTTACCTTAACATCATCCAAGAAGTTAAAATATATTTTTCTCCAGATAAAGGAGGATTACCTCTATGTAGATATGGAAATCCAGCGGGCCAAATAACTATTCTTCCTTTTTTTGGTTTTACTCTTTTTGAAAAATGTAAAAATTCTGTTTCTCCACCCTCTTCAACATCATTTAAGTATATACTAAAAACAAAAGCTCTAGGTTCATTATCAAATCCTTTACCATGTTCAATATGCCAAATGTGATAACCTTCCGTAGGTAAGGTTTTTTGAATTTTTAAAGAAGTAAAATAAAAAGGAACTCCATAAGCATCATCAGCTCCTACATTTTTAACATAATGATTCCAAGCTAAATCAAAATTTAACATCATTGTTTTTAACTCTTCCCACCATACATTCATATTATTTGGTGCTGCAAAGTATTGTTGATCTTGTTTTTGTAAAACAGATGCTTTTTCAAAACCTATTCTATTAATAGTATTATTAAATTTATTTTGATCTTCAAATAATTTAATGGCTTTATCACATTCCTCTGAAAGAATGTAATTATCATAAATTCCTATAAAATTATCTATATTAACTGTTTTATCTTTCATTTAATTTTTTTTTATAGTCAAAATGTTTATGTGGAGAAATATTGAATATTAAACTATATCTGTTTTTTTCTTCTTGAGATGTATCAAATCCATGTAGTATGTGAGGTGGAAATATATAATAATCTCCTGGTTCAGGATTTATTTTTAAATTTAATTCAGGAAGTATTAAATCACATCCTTTTGTTAAATATAAGATTCCATGAAGAGAAGGGTGAATATGATAATCTAAACTATCTCCTTTTTTTATTTCATTGCCCCAAGCATTTTCAATAGTATTTTTTTCTAAAAAATGTTCAAATATGTCAGCATGAGTTGTTTGATGTTTATTAATAAGAAAAGTCATAAAATTAATAAAATTAGATTTATTTACAAAATAATTCCAATCCGTCATTCCACCTTTTACGTTTGTATAATTTTCCATTTTTGGATTTAAATTATTTTTTACATCCATCATAAAATTATGAATAAGATCAGGGTAAGGATAATGTCCAAATATAATATTTACTGTTCTTGGATAAGTAATAAATAAAGAATTTTTTTCTTCTGCTAATGGGTTATTTTTATTAAATAAACTAATCATTTTGCGACTTTCATTCTCTGTAAAACTAATATATAAAGCACTATATGCTACAAAAATTAAATTTCAAGCCTGGTTTTAACAAGATGGTCACAGATTCAGGAGCTGAATCTCAATGGGTAGATGGTGATTTTGTTAGATTTAGATATGGATTACCTGAAAAAATAGGTGGTTGGAATCAATTATCTATTGCAGGTGAAACTTTACCTGGAGCAGCACGTGCTCAACACACCTGGACATCTTTAGCTGGTGAAAGATATGCAGCTATTGGAACTTCACAAGGTTTA